GCTGCACACACTGGTAGATGGGGTGGTTCAGACAAGATCAACCTACAGAACCTACCTAGTAGAGGTGTGAATGGCAAGGTACTCAAAAGCAGTATTTGCGCCCCTGACGGATACAAGCTGATTGATTGTGATTCCTCTCAGATCGAAGCGCGGGTATTGGCTTGGCTTGCAGGGCAGGACGATCTAACTGAAGCGTTTGCCAACGGCGAAGATGTATACAAACAGATGGCGACCAAGATCTACGGGGAAGACGAAGCGGATATTACTAAAGACCAGCGATTTGTAGGAAAAACCACTATTCTAGGTGCTGGCTACGGCATGGGTGCGGTTAGGTTTAAAGATCAGTTAGCTACCTTTGGGTTTGACATGGAACTTGCCGAAGCGAGGCGTGTTATAAATGTATATAGGGATAGTAACTGGAAGATAGGTCAGTTATGGCGGCAAGCGCAGCACGTACTAAAATGTATGTACAATTGTGATGACGTTGGACTAGGGCGAAAGGGGGTACTATCTGTAGTACCACATATATACGCGATCAAGCTACCTTCTGGTTTGCACCTGCGCTATGGAGATCTACAAGTACAACAGGAAGAGCGTGGGCTACAGTATAGTTACCTCACCCGTGAGGGTAGGAAAAATATATATGGGGGTAAAGTAGTAGAGAATGTATGCCAAGCTATTGCCCGTTGCATCATTGCAGAACAGATGCTAAAAATACCTAAGCAGTATAAAGCAGTACTTACTGTACACGATTCGATTGTATGTTGCGTACCTGAGACAGCGGTTTCGGAGGCACAACTGTCTATAGAGGAAAGTATGCGGTGGGTACCCGATTGGGCTACAGGGCTACCACTGGATTGCGAATCTGGCATAGGTAATAGCTACGGAGAATGTGAATGAGTAAAGTAATTGACATGGATACATGGCGAGAGGCACAGATTGATAGGGCGCGAGATGAGATGCTGAACACTATTGAAGAGTACTGGGATGAATTTGAACGCGAACACCCACATGGTCATTCGTATACTCATGTAATTGTAGCTGAAGACCGGACTGACCCAGCCTTTATAGAGTTACGCGAGGAACTAGATAAGGAAAATAGGGACTACAGAGTAATGTCTAAGTCCCCTAGAGAATTTGATGTATGAGTATTGCCCCTTGGTCGTTCAGTAAGATTAAAGCTTTCGAGCAATGCCCCAAACAGTTTTACCATATGAAGATACTTAAAGAGTATCAAGAGAAAGAAACTGATGCCATGCGTTATGGCACCTTGATGCACGAAGCAGCAGAGAATTACGTAGAGAAAGGTACTCCTCTCCCCCCTGAGTTTGGATATGTACGCGCTGGTTTAGACGCTTTAGTAGCCATACCGGGAGAGAAACTTTGTGAGTACAAGATGGGCCTCACTGAAAGTTTAGATCCTTGTGATTTTTTCGCAGATGATGTTTGGTGGCGGGGTATAGCAGACCTAATCATACTAGATGCCGAAGATCATAAAGCTTGGGTAGTTGATTATAAGACAGGGAAATCCGCACGTTACGCAGATAAGGGGCAGTTAGAATTAATGGCCCTCGCTGTATTCAAACACTTCCCTATAGTAGAACAGGTAAAGGCGGGGCTGTTATTTGTAGTATGTACTGAGCTAATAAAGGGACAGTACTCAAACAAAGATCAGACTGTACTTTGGGATAAATGGATCGGTAAATATACACAGATGGAAATTGCATTTGAAGCAGACGTATGGAACGCAAAGCCTAGCGGCTTGTGCAGAAAACACTGCGCGGTACTAGACTGCGCTCATAACGGGAGAAACTAATGCCTTACACTAAGAAACCAAGACCTTACAAGAAAGAGTACGAGCAACAGAAAGCTAGAGGTGAACACGCTAACCGTATGGAACGTCAAAAAGCTCGGCGTAAGATGGATAAGGATAGCCCCGACAAGAACAAGAACGGGAAAGCTGACAAGCGAGAGGGTAAGGATATAAGTCACAACAAACCTCTTAGTAGGGGTGGTTCTAATAAAGACGGTGTAAAGATAGAGAGTAAGAGTAAGAACCGTAGTCGCAACTACAAGAAGAAAAAATAGTGCAGATAGTAAAAGATAAAGCTGTACTACTAAACCTCCGTAACCCCGATAAGGTTACCGATGTAATCCCAAAGAGTAGGAAACTCTGCGACAACAAAGTGCTGGTTAACTGGGGGCTTGATGAAGCTCATGTTCTTAAAAACCTAGATATAAATGTACCTTCCCCTATCCAAGCTCAATACGAATGGACGGGACGGTATGAACCGTTTGAACATCAGAAAAGTACAGCGGCTTTCTTGACGTTAAACAAACGTTCTTTTTGTTTTAACGAGCAAGGTACAGGTAAGACGGCATCTGCTATATGGGCAAGTGATTACTTACTTAACAAAGGGTATATCAAACGGGTGTTAGTTATATGCCCCTTGTCTATCATGGAGGCCGCATGGAGGGCAGACCTATTCACGTTTGCTATGCACCGTACCGTAGATGTTGCATATGGCACATCAGATAAAAGAAGAAAGATTATCAATCAGGGTGCTGAGTACGTTGTTATTAACTACGATGGTGTAGAGATAGTAGCTGATGATATTGCTAAGGGTGGATTTGACCTAATCATTGTCGATGAAGCTACACACTACAAGAATGTACAAACTAGAAGATGGAAGGTACTCAACAAATTACTCACGCCTAAAACTTGGCTCTGGATGATGACGGGTACCCCCGCTGCCCAATCCCCCCTAGATGCTTACGGGTTGGCAAAGTTAATAAACCCCGAAGCTGTCCCTAGATTCTTTAGTGCCTTTAGGGACAAAGTAATGATAAAGCTCACGCAGTTCAAGTGGGTACCTAAAGAAGAGGCTATCCAAATAGTATTTAACTCGTTACAACCTGCTATTAGATACACAAAAGAAGAGTGTCTCGACCTACCAGATATGGTCTATGTTAAACGGGAGATAGAACTTACCCGCCAGCAGAAGAAATACTATAAGCAGCTTAAAGATAAGATGGTTATGCAAGCCGCAGGGGAGCAGATTACTGCCCCAAATGCAGCGGTTAACATGAATAAGCTATTACAAATATCTTGCGGTGCTGTGTATACAGATGATGGGGAAGCCTTAGAGTTTGATATAAAGCACAGGTACAAGGTACTAAAAGAAGTGATTGACGAGTCCAGTAAGAAGGTTCTTATATTTGTACCTTTTAGGCACGTAATTAACATGCTTGTGGATAAGCTAAGTCAAGACGGTATTACCTCAGAGATCATACGTGGTGACGTATCTGCACCTAAAAGGACAGAGATATTTAACCGCTTTCAGACAATGGATGACCCCAAAGTACTTGTTATACAACCCCAAGCGGCAGCACATGGGGTCACGCTCACAGCAGCTAACACAGTAGTTTGGTGGGGGCCGACTAGTTCGTTAGAGACTTACCTGCAAGCTAACGCCCGTGTACATAGGGCGGGTCAGGATCATAAGTGTACGGTAGTACAGTTACAAAGTTCAGACGTAGAAAAACGTATATACTCACTATTAGATAACAGAATAAACATTCACACAAGAATAATAGATTTATACAAAGATCTGCTTGACTAGCATAGAAACACACACTATAGTCAAGTTTCCCCAGTTGATGGGTGCAAGGAGAGAAAATGAGCAACACCGAACCGAGCTTACCTAAGCTTGTCAGGGCATACCGCGCTCTACGTGATAAGCGTTCTGAAAACAAAGCTACTTTTGATACAGAAGATACCGCACTAAAAAGTAAACAGGGTGCTATTGAACAGGTGCTATTGAAGCACTGTAATGACAATGGCGTTACTTCTGTTAAAACTGAAGAGGGCGTGTTCTACCGTAAGAAGAAAGTTAGTTATTGGTGCAGCGATTGGGATAAATTTCATAAGTTTATTCTTGAGCATAAAGTACCCGAAGTACTACAGAAGCGAATCAGTCAGCAGAATCTGGAAGAGTTTTTAACGCAAGAAGAAAACAAAAAGCTTTCTCCCGAAGGCTTAAAGACAGACGCGGTGTACACAATTACTGTGCAAAAACCACGAGGTCAACAATGAACCAAGAATATGTAGCTATTGAATCTGTGGCAGAGAAGTTTTCTGTCAGCATATCTACGGTGCGAAGCTGGATTAGGAAAGGGTTTATCCCACGAGACAGCTACATCAAAGCGGGGAATACCTATCGTTTTAAGCTAGACGAGATTGAAAGTAGTCTCCGTAAAGATTCAAGTGAAGATGAAGAACATTGGACTGATACGCTGGTTGAATCCGATGGAGGTATAACACTCAATCTGGACGATGACCTTTGATGAATAGGATTAGTACTCACGGTAAGAAATTTAAGGTTGGTGTTACTGAACACGACTATCTTGAATGTGTAATCGTGAATGCTGCACCTGTTCAGAGAATGTATTACGCCCATGACTACAACCCAAATGCTCCTCAAAAGCCTGTGTGTTGGTCTTCTGATACTAATCAGCCCGACTCACAAGTAGAAGACAAGCAAGCCTCCCGATGTATGGATTGTAAACAAGATATACGTGGTAGTGCATCTGGTGGTGGTAGGGCATGTAGGTATTCACAGAAACTTGCTGTATCAATGGAAGATGACTTGACTGATATATACCAGTTACATGTTCCTGCGAATAGTATTTTTGGAAGGGCAGTTGGTAGTCATAT